ATTCCAGATCCAGTAGCTTATAATTTTTACGGAGGATTCGCTACAGTTGATAAGATTAAAGACCCCACAGGTAAATTATACACTGGTCCATCTTGGTATACAGACAAGATGAAGGATATTTATTGAGTTTATGTGTATAATGTATATGTAGTCTAATTACAATCAGATTGAGGATAAAATAATGTCAGATAAAAACCTAGTTACTTTCAATGACGGCGATATGCAGGGTCGCGCCAAAGCTTTTGATGAGTACGCCGAGGCGGGTGAAGCATACACGGGCGTGTCTAAAGCTTACCACCGTGACTTTTTAGATATTGAGCCTAATCGTTCTGTTAAGCCGGGGTTTGGTTCTAGCGATTACTATTCGTTTAGGCCAGAAGAGGCAGTACCAAAAAGATCAAAACGTATCATCAAGATGAGTATGGATGCGTACAATAAAGTTGGTATTATTCGCAACATCATTGACTTAATGGGTGATTTTGGCGCACAAGGCGTTAATATTGTACACGAAAGCAAGAGCGCAGAGAAGTTTATTAGACAATGGTTTAAAAAAGTAAACGGCAAAGAGAGGTCAGAAAGATTTCTAAACAATCTCTATAAAACTGGAAATGTACCTGTTTACAGGAGCTATGCAAATATCACACCAGAGATTAAAAAATATATGAGATCTTTAGCTAAAATAGAAGAAGATATTGTTTTAGAAGTTCCAGATTTAGATAAAACCCTTATTCCTTGGCGCTACAACTTCTTCAATCCTCTTTCTATCGAGATGAAGAACGGTGACGTGAACATGTTTTTAGGTAATCGTAATTACCAACTCAGTACGCACACGTTTTTTGACAACTACAAAGAGACCACTCTTCCTACTAAGGTTCTAGAAACACTTCCTAGTAACATACAGCAGGCATATAAAAATAAAGAGCGTAAAATTCAATTAGATCCAGATCGCTTGACAGTTCATTTCTACAAGAAAGACGACTGGCAGCAGTGGGCACATCCAATGGTCTACGCTATTCTAGATGATATTATAATGCTAGAGAAAATGAAGCTAGCTGACATGGCTGCTCTAGACGGAGCTATTTCGAATATTAGACTTTGGACTCTAGGAAACTTTGACTACAAGATATTACCCACAAAAGAGGGTATCACAAAACTAAGGAATATATTAGCCAGTAATACTGGTGGAGGAACGATGGAGTTGGTATACGGTCCAGAGCTTAGTTTTACAGAAAGTAATTCACAGGTATACAAATTCTTAGGATCAGAAAAATATCAATCCGTCCTTAATAGTATCTATGCTGGCTTAGGAGTGCCTCCCACACTCACTGGTATGGCTGGAAATGGTGGCGGGTTTACTAACAATTTTATCTCGCTAAAAACTATGGTCGAGAGATTACAGTACGGTCGAGATCAGCTTACCAAGTTTTGGGATGGTGAGCTTGAGTATATTAGAAAGTCTATGGGTTTTGCTAAACCTTTTTATGTGGTTTACGACCAAATGAGCTTATCTGATGAAGCGGCAGAGAAAAACCTACTTATTCAACTTGCTGATCGTGACATTATCTCTCATGAAACCGTACTAGAGAGGTTCAAAGAAGTTCCTCCAGTGGAGAAGGTTAGACTACAAAGAGAGAATAAGTTAAGAGATAAGGATAAGCTACCAGATAAAGCTAGTCCTTTCCACAATGCTAACCATTCTGGAGATATGGAAAAAATAGAAAAGCAGGGCGAGATTCAAACAAAACAGAAAGAGCAGCAGCAGAAACAGAAGCCTGCCCAGCCTAACGGTAGGCCTCCTCAAAAACAAGACACTAAACCAAGAAAAAAGCGAGTCGAAACCCCTAAAAGCACTCCGGGTGTCGCGGAACTTATTTTTTGGGCGACTAGCGCATTTGAGTCAACTCAGCATATAAATAAAGGTTACTTAGAAGTTAAGGGCAAATCTAACGCTAGACAGCTCACTAAAGACGAGTCTTCCGAGCTAGAAGATATAAAGCTTGGGGCTTTTCTTGCTTTAGAGCCAATGTGTGAGCTATCTGACGCTAATCTACACAAAGCCTTGTCCTCAAATAACGTAATACCCAATGAATACAAGTATATTAAGGGTAGTAGCTTAACTATGGATAATTACAAAAAGATGGTTATAGGGCTTTATGTAGAGCGCTTTTTTAACGAAAAATAACTTTTTTAGAAAAAAATAATTTTTTTGTGTATAATTCTCTGAGGTAAAAATATGACCATAAAAGTATATCAATGTGAGATCGAAGACGGCGTAAGCGAACTAGTCAAATCTACGGCTAGTATTGCTTACTGCACGGAAGCTGCTGTGAAAAAGGGCGAGCTTGCGACTACTAAAAGAGTAATCGACAACAAGGAAGTTCTTGACAAAGTATTAGCAGAGAACAAGGATCAAATTGATCTTTACTATATAGAATCCATTCTCGTTTCGACAGGCTGGAACAAGAATGATGACGTTTTCTTATCCGAGGCGACATGGGAGGCTAGGAGTACTCCTGAAGATAAGCAATTTAATTACATGCACGATGAAGATGATATCATCGGGCATATTACTGGTAGCTATGTATTAACAAAAGACGGTAAAGCGCTTGGAGATGATGAAGACATTGATCGCCCTGAGGAGTTCGATGTTATCACTCAAGCAGTGCTTTATGATTCTTGGACGGGTGAAGAAAACAGAGAGCGGATGGCAAAAATCATTGCCGAAGTTGAAGAGGGTAAATGGTATGTGTCGATGGAATGTCTTTTTACTGGCTTTAACTATGCACTTGTTGATGACAAGGGTGTGGCTAAGATTCTAGAAAGAGACGAAGCGTCCGCTTTCCTAACGAAACATCTTAGGGCTTACGGAGGAACTGGACAGTATGAAGGATACAAGATAGGCCGCGCACTTAGCAATATTTCATTTTCTGGTATAGGTTTGGTATCAAAGCCCGCCAACCCTAGAAGTGTAATCTTGTCTGGTAAAAGCGCAGCACAAATTAATGTAAATGAAACTGATAAATTTTCTATAGGAGATTTTGATATGTCAGATGTACTAACAACTCAATTATCAGAGTTGAAGGCTCAGCTGGAAACAGCAAAGGCTGAGAATGAAGCTATTAAAGCAAAAATCGAAGAAGCTAAAGACAAAGAGTTTGCTTCTCAGGTCGCTGCTTTTGAAGCTGCCGCAGAAGAAAGTCAAGCATCGCTTGAAGATTTGACTAACTTGTTTAATTCTGAAGCGGCTAAAGTTGCTGAACTTGAGGACGCATTGGCGACCTCTAAGACTCAGTTGTCTGAAGCCAAAGAAGAAATGGACAAAATGAAGAAGAAAGAAGCGATGATGAAGCGTAAAGCTTCTTTATCTGAAGCTGGCTTTGAAGAAGATGAAATCGAAGAAACCCTTGCTGGTTTCGGAGACTTGTCTGATGAAGCTTTTGAATCGGTAATGGCGATGATGAAAAAGAAGGCCATGAAGATGAAAAAGAAAGAAGACGAATCTGAAGCAGGTATGCCCCCTGAGCTTAAAGAGGCTATCGAAAAAAAGAAGAAGGAGAAAGAAGCAAAGGCTGACGAAGCTGAAGCAGTAATTACTCCTGAAGCTTTTGTAGAAGTAGAAACTTCTGAAGCAGCTCTTGTTGTAGCTGAAACAGAAGTAGACGAATTGTCAAAAACCCGCGCGGCTGTTGCTGACTGGTTTGAAACTGCACTCAATAAAAATAAGTAACCTAAAAAGGAGAGAATAAAATGGCTCTTAAAACTGATAGATATGAAGAATCCACTGACATTAGCTTCTTCTATACAAATGGAGTAGCTACTCGCGGTGGAGTTGCTTGCTTGGACGTACTCAGCGCTTCTGGTGCTGCTATGGACCAAGGCGACAATAGCGTTATTTACAAGGCTGCGGCATCTACTGACGTTCCCGTTGGTGTTTTGCTGAACGACGTTGTGAATAAAGATCTTACTCGCACTCATTTGAACTGGTATAAAGACGAAGTTCAAAAGGGCGGTAAAGTTACTGTCTTGACTCGTGGTTGGGTTGTAACCAATATGGTTGATGGAACCCCAACTCCCGGAGCATTAGCTTATGCTTCTGATGATGCCACGAAACAGGGGTACTTTTCTACGAGCGCTGCTAACGCTGACGCTTCCGGTAATTTGGCTGTTGGCCGTTTCATGTCCCGCAAGGACGCTGACGGTTACGCAAAAGTTTACGTTAACCTTCCTAACCACGGCCCATTAGCCTAATTATAAAAGAAAAGGAGACAACAAATGTCATATACAGAAAGACCTTCAGACGAATTCATCAGCTTGTATAAGCAAACTGGTGATAATGATACTAACAAAGCTCTTGCGGCTCAACGCGAGGTTGCTAAAGCTTTGGAAACACCTTTGCGTAAGGGTGTTTTGATTGGTAATATTCTTGGCGACATCTTCGAAACGATGAATGTTGAGCCGGGAAGTTCCACCGAGTTTCCATTGGATATGATTTCACCCGGACTTGAAGGTGAGCATGTAGCTTACACGAATCCCGGTCACGGTCGTGTTCCTGAGCGCGCGGTCGAGAGCGATTACGTAATGATTCCAACCTACAGCATCACTAGCTCGATTGATTACTTGCTACGTTATGCTCGTGAGGC